CGCCTTGTGGCCCAAGCCTTTGCAGCGAACCAGCAGCAAGCTTTAGTGGGCCGGTAACGACATTGGCAGCCGGAACAAATGACACAATCTGCCTGCAACCGATGTTTGCCCAGTTGACAAGCTCCTGCTCGTCCCAGGCATCGTTGTTGTCGTCCTGCAATTGCCCAGCCACCAAGTCGATGATATATTTCAGGGTTACATTTGCCATGAGGTATTACTCCCCATCTTGCTCAAATATCCTTTGAATCCGTGCTTCTTCAGCCTCAGCTTTTAACTCTGCCATTGTTTTTTTCCGGTTAATCTCAACGCCGTATTCCCTTAGCATGTATTCCTCGATCTGATTTTTGTTCGTCATCGCACGAATCTCTTGAATTTGAGGGTCTTCGTCAATCCGGCGCTTGCGCTCTGCGCTCAGTATGTCATCTTCGGTCTCTAGCTTTGCCTGTGAGGCAAGCTCTTCCTCTTCAGCAAAATTACCCTCCATGAGCCGTTGCTCTGTTTTGTCCAGCTCTTCCATTTGCTTTTCAAGCTCTGCCAGTTTTGCGGCAACTTCCCTGGCTTCATTAGCCATGTCATTGCCCAGTGTTGCGTTTTCCTTTAGTGCAGCGATACGGGCCTTTTTCTCTTCTATGGCCTTTTTCATCGCGTCTATGCGCCGCTTGGCGGTGTCGATCTCTAGGGGAACCATGTCCTTCCTGGCTGCAAGCTCAGGAGTGTAAACGTAAATATGCCCGCTTCCCAACTGTCTCAAGTATCTCGGTGTCATTGTGTTGTCCTCCTTTCAAGGTTGTTAAGTGGCCCCTGCCGCTAATGACAGGGGCCGTGGGTTTCTTACGCTCCCAGGTCTGCCGCGAAGTAACACTCAGCCCAGAAGTCGGCGATGAAGTTGTTGGTATTCGCGTTGTTAAAAAGGATGGTTACTGCACCGTCAGCACTGAAGAAGTAGCCAAGGGCATTGTCAGTGCCGTATCCGAGAGCATCGCCAGTGTAGTAAACGGTTCCCACGGTACCGTTCATGTCGGAGCCATCCAGGAAGCCGTCTGTGTCTGCACCGGTAATGCCCACGTCAATAGTGCAAGTAGCGCCTTCGGCTTGTACCAGTCGGCAGCACACCCTCTTGACCAGAGTGCCCTTGGGCAACCTGAAGATGTCGAGGGTGTCGGTGGCTGCAAAGCCAGTGCTGGGAAGACTGGTCTTTTCAGTGGGATTGTTGGTAAGAGCAAGCCCTCCATTGGAAATCAGGGAAGGTATATCCAACCTGCGTCTTGGTATAACCATGCCGGGGGAATCAAAGGGAATTGCATACCCATCGCCCCAAAACATATAATTAGCCATTTGTTAATCCTCCTCTCTGCTATTTTTTATTGGCCGGGAGCCGAAAAGCCCCCGACCGCTTCCAGGGTTATCCCTTGGTGATGTAGCAATCAGTCATTGCTTGGCCTTTCAGCACCTTGTAGCCGTACACATTGAGCCCGCGGACAAGCGTTCCGAAGGTCGCCTCAGAGCGCAGCGATTCCATCTTGGTCATCTGCGCTGCAAAGCTCAGTGCGTGCCTTTGACCGAACATGGCGTGCCAGCATGTGTAGCCGCTGTCAGACACCGAGGTGAGCAGGTTCGAGGAGTAGAGAGTAAAGCGGTCAATCATCCCGATCCTGCCGTTGCGGAGTATGGAAGTACCGTCACCGGCAAGAGAGGCATCCTTGAGGTCGGACTTCTTGATCTTGCCAGCAAACCAGGCAGGTATAACGCCCCAACGGTCGGTCTCGGGAGCGTCGTTCTCATCCAGCACCGTACCGTTGTCCACTATGATGTCGAGGATGTTGGCGGTGGTGACTACCAGCGGAGAGCCAGTAGTTCCCAGGTTGATATCTCCGCTTTTCTTACCGGCGCTTGTTCCCTTGTTGTTGGAATCAGCGTCGGCGTAGATGTCAGCGAGGATGCCGGTGTCTATGGTGATCTTCATCTGTTGCCCGGCATCGTCCGCCCATGCGTCCATCAGTTTGAGGTCGGTCTGGTGCTTGTCGATGTCGTCGCAGATGAAGTTGAAATACTTGGCGTGATCTATGGGTAACTCAGTCTTGGGGGACTCCGGCCTCTGGATCACGAGGGACTGGTTCTTGTTGTAGTCCCGGATCACTATATCGGGCACGGTCCTGATCCATACCTTGTCGCCCTTGTCCTTGATCTCACCTTCGTAGTCGGTGTTAGAAATGGCAGCAAGTACGGTGGCCGAGTAAAACTTGACCAACAACTTGCCGCTCCATATCTCAGGTATAAAGTTACCGCTGTATTGCGGGGTTCCACTAGCTGCGTTAATCATTGTTTAACCCTCCTTGCTATCTCGACACCTTCAGGGGCAGCGATAGCCGCACAGCAAGGAAGGTCTGCGGCCTTACCCTTGCTGTAAATTGAAGGCTTTCGCCAAGCTCCTCTGAAAGGCGTCTGAAATTTTCTGAAACTCATCTTCAGTTATCTTCCCTTTCGTGTAGTCCTCAGCCGCCTTTGCCATTTGCTCCCTGGTGACAGTTACTTCACCTGCGGGCGGAGGCGGAGGTGCAGCACCGGCCCCATCCGGCATGACCTGGGATTCCAAGCCAGTTCCAGACGGCACTTGTGTCTGCTGTGGC